AACAATCAGAAGGCCGGGGTCGGTCATTGGAATCTTAAGGCTATTGATGATGCGGAAATAGATACCTTCCTGAAGGCGAGCTTTAAGCCAGTCTTTAGAAATTTGAATATCAATTGGTTTAGCATCAAACATGTTACCGTCTTGGAAGACATCAACACCACCTTTACGGCGGTAAAAGTTCCACGATTTCTCACGCAAATTAACAATCTGAGTCGAGCTAAGGATACTGCGAGTAACACCTACAGCACGCTTAAAGTCCCAATCATTAGACCCCGGAGTAACAGCCAATTGGCTACCAATCCAAGCTACTTCAGGGAATTCAGTTGCAGCAGTGGCAGAGTAAACACCAAAAGTACGACCAGCGTTCTTAGCATTCAGTTTGTAACCAATATCAGTAATACCGGTAGTCGGGGCCACAACATCAGCAGAAGACAGCCCGTAGATCTTATCCATTGCTTGGATGGTATCGGACAAGGCTTCTTGTTCAGCAACTACTTGAGTTTCAGCAGTCAACGCGTACCAAATGTCATTGTCAGCATCTACAGCCAACAACGCATTAGGCCAAGTTTCGGTTGCAGTGTTCACACCAACAAGGTTGGCGGAAGCTGTTACGCTCCAACCCGTACCCGAAACAGTCGGGCCAAGAATCAGAGTAGTAGTACCTGAAACAGTAATACCTGTAGGAGATCCAATAGCAGCTTTCAGGCCAGTTACAATAGTAGTGGCAGTTGCACTTACACCAGAAGTGAAGGTGTATAGAGTACCGTTCAATGTAACCGAATACAGAGTGTTGTCTGCAACGGTTGGGGTATAAGTGACGGTATCAACTTGACGACGCCCGACCACAATAGATGGCGGAATAGCACCAATTACCGAAGATTGACCAAAGGCTTTAGATGCCATTTTGTAGACATTAGAAGTGGTGTCAAAATCTGCACCTACTTCTGTAATGTTGAGGTAAGTACGGGCACGCTCAGAAAAATTAGTAAATGTGGCAAGAATAAGGGGGATTGCGAAGCTAGCCGTAGCGATAGCAGTAGTCTGATCGGTAATAACTACTCTGACTACGTCGTCCAAGTCACTCATATTTAATGTGATCCTTTGTTATGTAGCCTTTGCTACGGATAAATGATACTTTCTGGAATTTTTATAATTACTGGAATCTCTGAAGTCTCATCAGCAATGACTACGCCTTCAACAACATCAATAAGCTGATCAGTAATAACGATGTAGTTAAATGTTACATCGAGATTGTGATATTCAACCCATTTTGTTTCTCTTTTCTGAGGTGCCCTACGAATCTGGCTTTTCCTCATGAACCCTAATTTGTTGCGGCTCAACTCCAATCTTGTCAACGGATTGTTGTTGATATTGTTGTGGAAACTTTGGGACATATCTCCACTCAAACTGCCAACAAAACTAAACTGCACCATCACTTCGAAAGCTGTTTGAAAGGTTAACGTTTCGTTATCATTGGCTAGAGTAGAGGTACTGTGATGCCCTTGTTGCTCAATACTAAGAATATTAACTACAACATAGCTCTCAGCAGGTTCAGTACCCCCCGAATGAGAGAAAATCACCTGTGGGTTTGTAAATTCTGAAAGAGCCGCTAAGGCACCTTTACGGATACTAGATCGGACATCGCTATAAATTGACATAGGTTGTCCTTAGTTTGGGGTTAGTTCTTCACGAGCACAGAAAGCACGCCAATGGTCAAGAATACCCATTTTGTAACGTCTTACTTTCATAACTCGATAAGTGTAAGTCTTGCCATCTTCCATTGATTCCCAAAGGAATGTATCAGCACCCCAACCCCCCACACCTTCTACTTCAGAACGCATCTCTTCGGCTGTGTAAACCTTTTGCCAATCCCTTGTCCTTTCAGATTCTGGGAGCTGCATTAGTTCATAATCCTTAAGAGGCTGGACATTCCCTTGAATAGTCACTGTTGTGGTAGCACCCTCTACAGGATCACCATCAACATAAGTATCTTGAGCACGTCTAGTAATTACGATTGGAACTTTATGTGTCAGTAAGAACTGAGGCTTTAACATTTAATTACTACCTCTTTGTTCTACTTTGAAGTCAATAGAGTCATACAAAAGACCACTGTCAATAAGTGGGTTATCAAAGCCTTTAAGCTCAACAGTAAGTGGTGCATTTCGTGGAGTATGCCAGTCAGCAACAGCCTTCTTTAAGTCAGCTTGAGCTTTAGCACCAATCTTTGTATATTCTTGTTTGAATGTACTTTTCCCCTCGGCAATCCTTTGCATACTCTCGGCAAATAGCTTGTCGTATGATCCCTTCTTAATTGGGGCCATAAATCCAACACGGATAGCTGGGCGAGTGGGGATATTTTGAGCTGGGAGTCCTTCTTCCTGCCATTGCCATACTTGGGCGACAGAGAGATTATCATTATCTGAACCATAGTTTGTAGGTTCAACAATACCAACTTGAACCTCTTGTGCAGCAGCTTTGAGAAGATCCTTCTTCATCCTTTTCCAAGCTGATTTATCTACTGTAAGTTTAAAGGACATTTTCTAACCCCTTAGATTACAATAAATTCAACGCCAAAATTATCACCACAACCACATCCACAACGATCATCACAATCACAAGTTTTAATTTGTGTTAGCTTAGGTCGGACATTATCTGGATTACTATTGTTAGCACATACATCTGCCCAACTAATACCACCAGCCCAAGGCATCATGCCATTAGGGAGATTAGTAATCGGGTTATCAATAAGGTTCTTAAGAGCTGCAAGATATGCAGTCGAAAGATTAGACCAAACTTCCAAATCTCCTGTGCGTTCCCTTGACGACCATCCGGCAAGTTGGAAACTAGCAGAGATTGCGGCCATTCTTGCCGCTAATTGGACATTTCCATTGTTCTGGTCAAGAAAGAACTGAATTTCATCGTCTGTAAATAACATGTAGAAGGGTGAAGAAGGAACGTCACCAATCAAAAGTCTTACTTGTTCTACGGGCGTTAAGGCCATAGCCACTCCTTTTAAAGTAAGGAGGGCAGACAAGCTGCCCGATTATTAACTAGCAGCCATTAGTCCAGCAGCTACCAATTTAACTACCAACGCATCAAACTGAACCTTCAGAGCTGCAACATCAGCAGCAGCGGCAGGGGCTTGATAAGCGGATTTCTTAACAGTACCAAAAGTGGTAGTAGTTGCTTGTGGAACAGTAGCACCACCAGCATCAATTTGTTCAGCCAAATCATTGACTGCTACGATATAACCAGCACCAACTACAGGTGTCAAAGCCATTTTAAAACTCCTAAATAATGAGGGCTATATTTCAAGCCCTCTTATTGATAGCTCTTATTAAGGAGCGATGCTTACACGTACCAGAGCTTGTGGGCGCAGTACGGCGTTCATGAAGTTCGATTCGGACATGATTTCAATGAAATCGTCTTTCTCGTTCATGTATTCGAACCAGTAAGCTTCTTGGGCAACTTGGTTCACGGTAGCAAAACGGTTAGCCGGAGCGTAGTAGGTTTTGAACAGTGCTTCCGAAGCAACTTGTGGGAACACATAAGCGTCACCAGCAGGGATGTACGGAGTAGTAGTACCAGTTACACGGTCAACGAAACTACCACGATATTCGATGAACAGAATACCACCGTAGTAGAAGTTGCGATAACGAGCATCAAGGCCGTATACATTAGCAGTCAGACGACCGTTCAGCACTTGCGTACCTTGGGTTTGGTTGAAGTACTTGTAGGTATCAACAACAAACGGATGGGTGATCAAGGCATTGAAGAACTGAGGCGAGCAAACTGCAACCAGACCATTAACAACAGCACCAGACTGAACACCGTCTTGTACAGCAGCCACGATTGGCTCAACTTCAGCCAATGGATCAGCAGCAAGGTTGGTCAGGTCCATGGTCAGTTCAGTACGGGTAACACCAAACTCGTTGTACCAGTTGATGGTGTTACCATACGAAGTTGCCAGAGTACCGCTAGGGGCGTAAACACCGCCAGTGGTGATCAACTGAGCACGAGCACGTTCCAGAGTCAGAGCGTGGTTCATACGCATTTGAATCATTTTACGGCTACGGGTAGACGCTACAGATTCAGTTTGAATGCCAGCAAACACGTTGTCCCACGAAATAACACCATCGATGTCATTAGGGGTGATTGCGTCATCCAGAGGGAAGTGAGGAATACTTGCAGTCAGGTACGAGCGGGTTGGACCACGGGAAGCACTGTTACGTTCATCCCAGTTACGGTCAGGAATCAAACCTTCGTTCCAAACAGTACGTGGAACCAGAACGGTTTTCTGGGTCTTACGTTCGGTATCAAAGATACCCAGTTGGTTAAACAGACCCCAATCGTTTGGAACGATGTTAACGGTTTCCGATAGGTCTACTACGCGGTTGAAATCCTGCGGATTATAAGAAAGTGGCATATTAGTATTAGTCCTTAGATAGTGATTTCAACAATTACGCCTTGCTCTTTCAGCAGGTGGCGCAGTGCTTCGAATTGGGATGCGTTGAGGAAGCCAGAAGTAGCAGCTTTGATTGGGTAGTCTTTCAGGATCACGTTGTCACGAACATAACCAACTGCGTTATCAGTGGTATCAGCAGCGAGCAGAGTGAAGCCTTGTGGTTTTGCGCAGTAACGATCACCGAACAGAACAACAAATTCGTTAGTAGTAACGAGCTGAGCAGCAGCAGTCATCAGGGTGTAAGCAGTATCGGTAGCAGCTTTTGCACGATAAGCAACCATACCCATAACAACTGGAGTATCAGCAGCAACGTCAACAAACACTACTTCGCGAGCATAACCAACACTAGGATCACGTTCGTGAACTACAAGGTCAGACAGTTGGGTAAAACCACGTTGTACTAGAGGCATTATTTAGCACCTTCTTTTTGAAATTGAGCTTTGAGGAGATCAGCAGTCTTGTTAGCGCCGTCTGGTTTTTCTGGGGTTACTTCACGGCCTTGCGAGCCAACTTCTTTAAGCAGATCAGATTGCTCTACTTTTTCTTTTTCTTTTTGGAGAGCTTTGACAATAACCGCAAAGGCTTCTTCAGGCATATCTTTCGTTGCCTTGAAAAGCTCTTCAGCAGCAGCTTCATCTTTCTCTACATCACCGATAGCAGCTTTACGAGACTTAGTTACAGACTCTTCTTTCTCGATTTTGAAGGCTTGAATTTCAGAGAGTGCTTTAGTGAGTTGTACGTCCTTTTCACTAACAGCAGCTTGTACAGCTTTTTCAATTGCAGCATCAAGAGCTGCCTTAGTAACAAACTCAGTCATAGAGTCCTCATTTTCTTGTTTAATTTCCACTGAGGGAGAATTTGCAGCTTTTGCTGCGGTTACGCCCTCGGCAGTGACGCCGGAGGACTTCTTGATTGCTGCAACTTTTTCAGAAGCAGCATCTAAGTTCTTTTCAAAGTGTTCTTGAACTTTCAAAACACTGAGATAATCTTTACTGGAAAGAGAGCCTACAGCTTTTGCAATATCTTCTTTGCTCTTATCCATAACCAAAGACTTCATAATGGTTACAGCGTCAACTTTCTCTTGCAGATAGTCTTCGTAGTCACGAGCAGACTCTTCAAAAGAATAACCAGCTTCGCCTACGTCATACCCAAAGATAGTTGCCAACACCAAAGCATCGTCATACCAAAGACCATAGAACTTGCAGAGGAAGTCTACAATATTCATAGTCACTTGAACTTCAGTAGCTTTTTCTACTTCTTTCTGAGTGATGTCTTTAGTGGACTTGGTAATCAATGCGTAGTCAACACCATTGGCTGGGCCGCCCTGATTCGCATGAACAAGGGCAATGTGACTACCTTCACTCTCAAAGTTAAAATTACTTAGTCGGCGTTTAGCCATTATTGAATCTCCTCAACAGTGGCCTTGCAGCCAACAGAAAGTCCTTGGAAGCTACCGTCTTTTACTTGATCCCATAGTTGATCATTATCAAACTTAGTCCAAGCAAGCCAAGTACCCTTCTTAATCTCACGTCCTTTATCATCAGTAAACTCAACAGGAGTTACAAAGGATTGGACAATCGAGAAATCTTCAGTCTCTACACGATGGTAGAGGTTAGCTTTACGGCAATGTTGGTTGTAAGAAATACAGGCTTTTTCTACTTCTTTTTCTGAGTAGATGTCACCATGCAAATCTTCAACTTCTGGTTCCAGAACTACAAACAGAGCCATCTTTTCTTCGTCGTCAATTGACTTAGTAACAACGACTTCTGGTTCTACTTCTTTAGTGCTACCACCGAAGAACTTCTCAATGAGAG